AATTCTTTTAAAACTTTCGAAGGATCTATTTGATGTGCGCTAATCGCCACTTCCTCTTCACCCTGCTTTACTGTTATGGATTCATAGTTCAGAATCTTGTTTCCATCAGCCTTTTTAAAAGATTTGATAAACAGATATTTAGTCTGTCGTTCCGCACCTTCTTTTGGTGCAGACTTCTCCAAGATAACGTCAGGACGCTCCAGGGTAGGCTTCAACAGACCAAATCTTTTGATTCGGTCGTTTCTTCCTGCTTTCTTATATTGGTTTTCACCAAGTTTGATACTTCCAATAGGAGTCGTAACACGGCTATCCTTACCAAATTCTTTCTGCCAGTTCTCTTCCGTATGTTCTAGAATCCGTTCTTGTTCAGCATTATCTTCCATCTGTTTACGCAAAGACACTGCATCTTCCTTAGTCATACGAGACTTCACGTTACGTGGGTCCACCCCATTCGCCAAGTCTCTCAACACAAGGTTACGAATATCTTCCAAGGTCATTTTCTTAATGTCCTCAGGCTTCCACTTCGTAAATGTATCAAGAGTCCAATACCAGAACTTCTTCAACCAATTCTTTAATCGGTTGATGATAGTAAGCTCTTTAGCGGTGTCTAACGGATTCTCCTTAATGGCATCCTTCGCCATCTGCTCCAAGATGGCAGCACCGTCCTCACCGGTCAGACGAGCAAAAGCCTCATCGCAAATCTCATCATCGCTCAAATGCTTATAGTTAAGGTCTTCCTTCAAGTCCCTAAACAGTTGAGTCTGCTTAATCAACTCATCGCCATGGGCAATAAGCTCCGGATTCATTTCCTTGGCAGCAGTACGCCAAAGATGCTGATACTCATGGATAGGAGTATTAGGATTCAGATGCTCCTGGTTCAGCACAATCTCCTTGCCATCAGTGTAACCATAAACCACACCCTTATTCTGGGCAAACTTGGTTCGATCAACTATTTTCATATCCTCAGGCTTGAAGATAACATAGTTGGTATCGCCCTTTTTAGCACCACCGAAGTTACGTCCAGCCTTGAACTTAATGCCAGTAAAGCCAACAGAAGATAGGAACTTGCTTATTCCTTTAGTTATTTCAGGCAAATCATACTCTGTTCCAGTTAACCCAATATACAGAGTACTATTGTAAACATTTTCGCCAGTTCTCTCTAAAGACTGACCTTTGCTTTCTAACTTCTTAATATCTACACCAAGATGCTCCAACCCTTCACGAATGGCATCTTGCTGCTTTTTACTCAAAGGCTTATCCCAATCCAGATAGTTGCTACCATTATCATCAGGTATATCCACCTCATAGAGATTATGGTATGGCTCAGCCAACTTCTTCATTTCATTGTAGTAGTCAATCTTTTCCTGCTCTGTGAACTTGTCATTCATGGCTATTTGCTTATCACCATGCAGGAATGATTCTAGAGTAGGATATTTCTTGGCGAACCTTGTACCATTGGAATGCTGAATGCGATAATATGCCCTAGAAGGGTCATTGTCCATCAGAGTAGCATAATTCTTTCCTATCTTCTTAGATGATGTAACATAGCCACCCCAACCAAATGCTTGTGAACCTTCACCCTCACCCATGTGGTCGAAGTCAAACTCAGAAAAGCTAGCACCAGTACCATGATAAGTGCGCAAGAATCTCACTCCAGGCTGTACAATAGCCTTCAACTGTCTATCCAAATCCTTATATCTAGCAAACAAGGAATCAAGCTTATCTTGATATTTCTCAATAGCCTTATAATCAAACTCTCTCCAAACATCATCAGGAATATCGTTTTCAGAAGCCAGTCTATGCTCATCCATGTACTCCTTCATCAGCTGATTTTGATACTCCTTACGTTCCTGCCCGGTTAATTTATAAGCCTCCTCTGTCTCCTTAATCTGCTTCTTCAATTCATCCTTCTTACTAGTCTGAGCATCTATCTTATATGGGTCAAACTCCGAAGGAAAAGAGCCCGTAAGACCTGCTACATTGTCCTCAAAGCTCTTGTCGAGATTGAAAACCTTGTAGTTTCCCCACATCAACCTATTCAAGTAGGTACGTTCCTTTCTTGCCAGTTCCTGCTTCTGATAGTACTCCGGCATCTTATTCGGATTGCTCATATCCACCACGGCATACTGCGCCCATTTGTTTGGTCGCAAATCCTTGGCAAAGTTATAAGCATTCTCGGCAGCCTTCTTCTCCTCAGGAGTCTTAATCTTAAATCTCATTTCAGGCTGATTCAGCAGCATGGCGAGATTCAAGTTATCCTGCGCCTCAGCCACCTTCTCCATATCCTCGTTGCTAACCACCTTCACCGGAATACCAGCCTTCTTAAGCATAGTAGAAACAGCATCGTAAGCCACCTTCTGCGCCTCCGTCATTTCAGATGACTTCACCTCCTTCACATCGCGGTGGAAAGGAAGATCATCCATATTCATCGGGGCATCAAAAGGAAGAGCCTCATCAGTTTCCTTAGCCTTCTGCGCCTCAGTAGGCTCAGCCTCCGTTTCAGCGATAGCATTTTTCAGTCTGTCCGCAAAAGAGGCATTCTCAATATTCTCATCACTCTCAATAGCACGAATGGCATCAGTAAGCGGCTTTACAGTCGCACGTTTCACCTTATATAATTCATCCTTCTTCTTAGCCAACTTAGCCTGCGCCAACTGCCCAGAAAGATAATCATGCCCCAAATCACTTGCTATCAGGGCATCTGTCAATTCCTTCTGAGCTTTCTTGACAGCTTTCTTGTCACCGCTCTCAACAGCACTCTTCAAGGAATAAGCAAAAGGAGTAACAGGCTTCAATGCTTCCTTAATAGACTCATCATAAGTATTGGCATTTTCAACCTTCTTCTTACGCTCATTTGCGCCCTCTCTACGCTCATACTCATCAGCAGTGAAATATTCAAATTCCTCGTCAATACCTTTCAAAACATCACTAACCTCCTTAAACTCCTCATCAGAAAGAGTCTTCAAAAGTTCGTCCATGTCATAAGCAACATCAACTTCCGGAACATCATCAGGATCAACTTCTCCCTGCTCCATCAGGTCCCAGTACTCCTTCTGCTCTTTTGCCAATTCTACAATCTTGTCAAAGGCTTCACTATGAGTACCGTTCTCTTTCATTTCCTCCTCCTGGCGCTCAACGTCTCGCATCAGCTGCTCAACATTGGCCACCTTATTATTTAAGGTGTAATTCTTTATGTCTGAGTAGCTTTGAGCACTACCAATGAGGTCAAGGAAAGCACTTCTGATGTCGTGATCCGTATATCCCATTTGCTTAAGATTCATAGGCATGTCATCATACAGACTGTGTACAAACTCCGGAACAGTCTTACCCTCGCCTTCCTTGGCAAGAATCTGCAGCTTCTCGAAGTCCTTTCGTCCCAAACCAGTCTCCTGCTGAATACCATTAGAGAAGGCACCACCCTTCTCCTTTCCCTCATAGTTCAAGGTGAAACGGCCGATATTGTTAGCCACATACTCTTCCAGGGTATTTGGCTCAGTGTCATTGAAGTCGGTTGCGCCTCTCACATCTTCATAGATGGAATTAAGCTGGTTCATATTACCATTCTTGATGGCATTCTCCACCTTGATGGCACGCTGCTCTGCAGGAGTCATATCCTCCACAGCCTTGGCTCTGGCTTCCATATTTTCCTTACGATAGAGTGTTTTCAGCTTATCAGCCTGGGCCTTCAACTCCTTGGCAGATTCTGTAAGATTAGCCTGTCTAGCCTGCAACTGGGCTTTGGTCGTGTTCAGTTCCTTAATCTGCTCTGGCTCCAGGTCTATCTCCCCATTCACATAGCGATCAAGCACCTCATCAACACCATCAATCTCACGCTGCACCTCATCCGACTGAATGCGATAGATACGCTTGCGCTCTGAGGCAATAAAGTCACTAGCCTCATCCATAGTAGGATATTGCTTCTTTAATTCCTCATCACTAAACACGGCAACCTCGCGTCCCTCTATAGGAGCAACGTCACCTTCATTCACACCAGCATCGGCAATCTTCTGGGTGCGGTCTGCCTTAATAGCCTGAGCCTCCTCAGGAGTCATCACGGCAGAACGAATCTTATTCCAGTTGTCGAAACGAGCCTGCAGATCTGCAATCTGTCCCTCCATCTGCTTATTAGCCAAAGTTCTGGTCTCAGCATTCTTCGGGTCCAGATCAGCATTAATGGATAGCCATTCCTCATTACTTGCAATATGCTCTCTGAGCTGGTTGATACGCTTCTGCAAAGCCTGCTTCTCGGCAACAATATTAGCAAAAAGAGCCTTGCGGTCTTCACCGGCAGTTTCTTGCAGATATTCTGCTGCCACCTTAGGGTCAGTCTGAGTATCAGAATAGTCTGGCTGACCAGCTGCATACCCGAAGATACCCTTCTTATACCGTTCCTGCTTATCAACCTCAGCCTGAGAAACTGCTTTTTGCTCACGTTCATCGTCCTCACGATCCAAACGCTCATTAATTGTGTTTTCGAGCGCATTCTTGCGCCAGGTCTCAAACTCCTCCTTAGAAGCATATACTAATTTATTAGGATCTATACTACTATTAACATCTACATCTACATCTGTTAATACGACTTTTCCGTCCTTTGTATATCCTGCAATCTTTAAATCCTTAGGGCTATCCGCTCCTTCTGGATAGACACTAACAATATCGCCCTTCTTTGCTCCATTAAATTGTCCTAAGAACTGCTTATTTCTTGCATCTTTCTGCTGAGCCACCGCTTTTTCGATGTATTCATCAAGAGAAACAGGAGTGCCCACCTCTTTAATCTCAGCATTCGAAACCTGCTTAATCGTAGGCTGTCCCTGCTCATCAGGCACAACAACAAAGCCGCCACCATATTCGTTAGCCTTCTTCAAGAATACCTGCTTACCACTTGTAAGAGTAGCTGGCACGATATTTCCGTCTTCCGTCTGGTATGGCCAAAGCTGTTCCTTCAAAGCTTCTCCATAGCCATCATCAGCATGCTGCAGAGCATCAATAGCGCCCTTCTTGGCATCCATTGCCTCCACATACTTGCTGATAGCCTCTTTCTGGGCAGGAGTAAGATTACCGGCACGCTGAGCCACAAACTGCTCCATATCTCTGCCTTCATTATAGGCCTTGGTCACCAAATCAAACATAGTATCGCTATCAGCAAACGCTCGCTTCAAGCGTCCGGTAGCCAAATCGCTATTATAATCAATAGCCTTCAAAGTCCCGGAATCCCCATTCTTATAAGCCTCCTGACCCATAACAAAAGCATCGGAGGTTGCAACCTTAGGCTCTGAACTTGCAACCTCAACAGCAGAGTTTGCAACGTTTGCAGCAGAGTTTGCATCACTAGGACTTGGTACGGAATTGGTACGGTCTTGGTACGGAGCAGGTCTCTCAGAAACCGAAGGCTCCTGACCACCAGCAGCACCCTCAACAGAAGAAGTACCTTCTACCGGAGCCGCACCTTCAACAGAAGCTGCACCCTCAACAGGAGCAGCTGGCTTCTCCCCCTCAATACCACTCTGCTCAATTTGCTTCTGCTCATTTCCATGGGCAGTATTATAGAGATCATCCATCGTCTGCTTCATTTCACGTTTCAGCTCGATAGAGTTATAAAGCTCCTTAAGATAAGACTCCACCAGTGGCGCATACTTCTTATCTTTCGATTCCAAAGCCTTACGGAGAGTACCACGTGCCACACCATGGGAATCCTCAAAGGTATTCACAAACTCCCTCATCACAGAACTGTTCTCCAAGGCAGAATTATAGAAGTGGCGATAAGTATCAACCTGCTTCTGCTCCTCCTCAGTAAGGATGATGCCCTTCTGCTGCTTATCCATGATGTCCTTGATGGCACCAGCATTCTGATGAAGATAAACCGCTGCCTTATCCTCATCCGTCAATTTCTCACCCATATTATATTTCTGGGCTGCCTGATTGTATAAACCATCAAGATGCTCCTGCGTAAACTCATTGTGGAACTCACCTTCCAGCACAGAAGCCAAGCCAAGAGTCTTCTCATACTCCAGTTTCTTATCAGCCTTCTGAGCATCATCAAGCGAAGAATACTCCTTTCTCTCAATGATACCGCCATCCTTATTCAAGGTTTCGAGATAAACCTTGCCGCCATTATCCATAGGCTGCACGATGACAGAATCTACTACAGGTGAGAAAGAAGAAGGTCGCTTGCCTTCCACCACAGCCATCATCTTAGCCTTCAACACCTCCGGAACACTCTTGTCGTTCATCAGGTTCATATATTTCTGGGTAAGCTGTCCTTCAAGGCGCTGGGCGTTCTCACCCTCCACGGCATACTCCCCGATACCCACCTTCTCGAAGGCATCACGAAGATCCTCATAGCCGAATCGCTTCAACTCGGCAATATCCTGATCCGTAAAGTCAAACTTCTTATTAAACTCCCTAGCATCCTTGAATCGGGCATACTTGCCCACCATCCCCGGCAAACCGATAGCAGTAAGGTTCGCCATACTTTCGAGGAAGCTCTCGGCAGCATCCTTGCCTGTAGGCTTGAAGTTTGGATCCTGCGCCATACGCTCCAGCATCTGATGACCAGTCATAATGCCCGAATCAGCAACCTTACCACCAATATCAGCCAGAATATTGGTAGCCAAACCTCTGCCCTTGCCTACCATATTGGCGATGGTTCCACCCTGCATGATAGCACCTACGGCAGTCTGTTTAGCCACCTCGCCCAGAGTATCAGCGATAACCTTACCCACAGAAGGATTGTAAATCTTGCCATTCTCATCAAACTGACCAGTACGATAAACCTCATCAATAGGCTTCGAGATAGCCGACTGACCACCAAAGGTAACAGCACCATGAACGGCTCCACTCTTCAAAGCCTCGGCCTTGCTCTTGCCGATAAGCAGTTTAGCGGCACGTGCAGCCATCCTGCTCTCCATACCCTTAGCCATCAAGTCACCAGCCAGTTTACCCTCAGCCTTAGCCAACATGCTCTTGGTCAACTTGCCACCTGCGGCTCCCGGCAACCAATAACTCCAGGCATCACCAGCAAAAGTAAGCGCACCACTAGCCACGTTCTCCCAGAAGCCCGGCTGATACTGCTGATTAGCCATATCCTCCAGCCAGTTCTGATAGTCCGTCTGAACAGCCTTGCGAGTAATCTTACCCACAATAGTGTTACCCAAACCAGTCTTCAAGATATAGTCTGCGCTACCTCTAGGTATCATGCCCTTCACCTCCAGTTGGTCGAGTTCATTCTTAAGAACAGAGTTGATCATCGGCTTGAACTGCTTAGGATCACTACCCAGAGTGCCATTCAAGCCATATCGCTGCATCACCTTAATTGCCGCATTACTCATATCGTTCAGGAACTTCGGATTCCGGTAGAGCTTGCCAAACTTCTTCTGCAAACCAGAAAGCACCTTTGCAGGATCCTTGGCCTCGTTGGCCTCAAACTGAGCACCAAGTGCTGTACCCAGACGAAGATTAGCCGGAATAAACTGGCTTCCTTCCATTCCCTCCGCAAATGCCTTACTGCCTGCCTCCTGAGCCTTGTTGTACTCATCCACTACAGATGGACTCACATATTTATTAATAACGCTAGAAAGAGCATCATTGATGTCCTGGTTCATCAGTCTGTCCTGCACATGCTCATCGTGAGCATAGAGACGAGTAGCGATGCCCTCAGCGATGTCACGATAGTTCGGACCATACTTGTTAACCAAACTCTGTACCATAGCTGGCTTCAAAAACTGTCCCACATAGTCATCATAGCTGATACCCATGTTATCCGCCTCCTGCTTCAACTTATCCTGCACGCCATGGCTATACCATTTCGCTTCAATACTCTTCTCTGCATCCTGCACCGTATCATCAGGCAAAGAAGATACCACCTGGTTGGTAACGTCCATAGCCGAACGGTTGGCATATCTGCCCAGAGCAGACTGCACCATCTTCACTGCATCCTCATTGCTATTGGCAGTACCATCAGCCAACAAGTCGGCAACCATATTCTCAAAGTAATCGCCCTCCTTATCCGGTCTCTGCTTCCAGTTCTCCAGATAGTTGGCAAGTTTGGCATCCATCAACCCCTCATTATTCACCACACCGGTTGGAGTCGTAACAGGAGCCGCCTCTTTAGATTCAGGAGAAGCTGCATTAGCAGATGAAGAAGGAGAAGCTTCTTCCTTCACTGGCATTTCCTCACCTTTTACAACCGGCTGAGGAATCTCTGGTGCTGGCTGATATGTTCCGTTGCTCGTCTGAACACCAGTAGGAATCATACCCAAGGCTTTAGCAATAAGCCCAGGCTCCTTGTCTGCAGTTTCCGGCTTCTCTTCCTCAGGCAAAGAACCAGTCATCCATTTAGTAAACCATGAACTGTTATCTTCCTTCGGCTTTTCTGCTGCTGGTTTCGCTGCTGGTTGAGCCACCTGTGGTTTAGTCTCTGTAGAAGCACTCTGCGTTGTACTCTGAGTCGTAGCAGAAGCAGCTACCTGCTGAGCACCACCAGAAGTAGATGGAGCTAGCTCCAGCACCATCTTGTCAAAGTCTTCCAGTGTTCCCACATCATAGCCCATGTTCTTGGCCTCATTGTAGTACCAGTCACGATCTTCCTTGTTGTTCAAGTCCTTTTTGAAGTCATCATAGCTACCTACCTCATAGCCATTGTTCTTGAACTCATTATAAAAATATTGTCTGTCTTGCTCGTCAAACATACTTTATGTGATTTATGATTAATATTCCGTTATTTTCTTCTCGATGGTGGAACCTTGCTGCCACCGCCCCTACGTGAAGGAGGAATCTTACTGCCACCACCTCCTCTTCGGGAAGGAGGAGTCCGGTCAAACTTCATCTGAGCCTTAGCCCATCTGGAAGCCTGCTGGCGATTCTTGTCATTAGCCCAAGTGCCACCGCGACCATCATTGCCACCAATAGCCATACCATTGTTCTCTGCCCACCTATTTACAAGTTTCCTAAACTTAGGGTTGTTCACATACTGGGTGTTGAAATCATCCGCTTCCTTCTGGTTGGCATTCTTCTGCTTCTGTCCCTCTGTTTGCGAATTGATATGCCTAACTTGCGCTCCCTTCACCACTACACTGGCATTATGATCAGCAGCTCCGGCATTGGCATTGTTCTTTTGAGCTGTCAGCAAATCTGCCTTCTTGCCTCTCAAAGCATCCTCAGTCTCCTTCCGGGCTGTACTGAGTGCTGCCTGGGCTGTAGCGGCATTTCCTCTAGCCTGCTCTGTCTGAACCTTAACAGGAGTAAGAGCCTCCTCCTGAATCTTCTGTGCCCCTCGATAAGCAGCCAGTGCCTCATTAGCCTTGGCAGCAGCCTCCGCCTGCAACTGAGCCTGCCTGTCTTTCCGGTCCTTGTAGATATTCAGCAGCATTTGGTCATAGCCCTTAGCTCTCAAAGCATCTGTAGCCTCCCTGATCTTGCGCTGGCGGTCGGTAAGCTCTTGTGCAGATTCAATCTTCTGCGATGGCGCACCTTGTGTAGTACCGATGAAATTGCCAAGATGCATCAGGAAATTGCTCCATTGCTCCATCTTGGCCTGCCTCTCCGCTTTCTTCTTCAAGGCTTCATTGGCAGCTACGGTTTTATCTCCATCACCCAGAGTATTGAGCCATGGCATGAACACAGACCAGTTTCCATCACCATTCTTCTGGTAATCTCGCATGATGTCATAAGGCTTCATCTGACGCAAGAGAGGGTTCTGCTCTATCTCGCTATAAGGCCGGCTCCAGTCTATCTTGATACCCTGGTTAGGCTCCACCTTGGTAACTTCCTCGGTTGGCTGTTGGGCAAAAGATTCCTTGCCACCATTTCCAGTAATACCAGTCGTATCAATAGCAGTACCCTTTCCCGGTTCTGCTGCAGTGGTCTGAACTGTTGCAGCAACCTCCGGCTTCACCACATGATCATCAGGGAAATCAGTAACAGGAGTAACGGCAGTAGCCGGACGCTTAGGAGTTAAATCATCTAATGTAAATCCCATAACATCCTCCTTTCTTAAATAGGTAACTTACTTGCTGCACCTGCCAGTCCGCTAGTGGCATCCGTGATACCCTGCGCCTTCGAAAGTGCCTTGTCACGCTTGGCAGTAGCGATGTAGTTAGTCATCTGGTCTATCTGCGAATCTGCCGTATTCCACACATTTTCTTTAGTCTGAGCGCCCTGTACGGCAGCTTCCTGCATCATCTTGCCCACCTGCTCCTGAGCAGCCTGCTTGCTCAGCGCCACCGCTTCATCAGTTCCACCACTCACGATATTGGTATTCCTGGCCGTCTGTGTAGCGTTATCCAATACCTGCTGTGCATTGGTCACGGCTACCTGATTCTCTGCTGTCTGCGTAGGATCCTGATAATACAAGTTGTCACGGTGATCCTTCACCTGCTGCAATCGGTCTTGATACATCTGGATATACTGATCATATCCTTTGTTTCGCGCTTTAGCAGCCATCAGTCCACCTGCAGCTGTGGCTACACCGCCTAAGATTCCGCCTACAGAGCCGGTAAGCCCCTTGGCAATTTTTCCAATAAGTCCCATAAAAATCGATTTTAAATGTTTAAACAGTGTAAAAGTAATGCGTTTTTCGCTAAGGTTTTTGATAAATTGCGCAAGTCGAGCACCTACTTATCCATTTTTTCGCTATATTTGCACCAGAAAACTATCAGTAACATCAAATAATTAGGTAATATGGCAGCACAGAAAGATAAAGAATCCAATCAAAAGAGCAAAAGAAAAAAGACTGGTGGACGTAAGGCTGGTACGCCCAACAAGGTAACGAAAAGTGTCAGGGAAAGCCTCCGTGATGCAATTGTAGGCTATCTCAATGGCAGTAACGAGAATGGATATTCTCTGGAGAATGATCTATATTCTATACAGGAGCCAGCCGGTCGCTTGGCGATGGTAGCCAAGTTCCTACCCTATGCAGCACCAAAATTGCAGTCAGTTTCATTCAATAGCGATGAAACTCGCAATCTGTCGGTAGAAGAAACATTCATGAAGCTTGAAGATGATTTCGAGAAGCAGGAAACCACCATCAATATCAAGAATCTCAAAATTGTTAATAATGGCTAAAACGCAAATCGGGCAGCCCTCTCTAAATTTTTCGCTACTTTAGAGAAGACTGCCCTCTGTCAGGAAAATGGGTAAAACCGCTAGATTTTAACCCTTATTAGTCTTATATTTAATCGTATTAACCAAATTACTCTATTTAATGTCACGTATCCGTTCAAAGTACTTAGTCTGGTTCTTGGTCACGTTCTTCACCTTGATCTGTATAGTGCAGTTCTTAGGCACGGTATCATTGATATTATCCATCAGTTGCTGGATAATGTCATCCGTATTCCGGTAGCCCTTGCCATCAACATGACCAACCACCTCACCCATAAAGTAAGCATCAGCACAAAGTTCAAACGTCTCATCGACCTTTTCAAATACAGGCAGATGATGTTTCTCCAAGCGTTTACTCTTGTCACTTGTAAAAAACACCTTCTCCACGATTTTCTCATTTATCTCCCATATTTTGGAGAAATCAGGTTTCACATATCCCATAGTGACCTTATGCCTATTAACATGATTCAATCCAAATGCCACATCATCAAAACTAACCCCAAGATCATTTTGAGCAATAGTAGCCCATGTATGCCTGAAAGTATAGGTAGAATAAGTTTTATCACCTTTCTTCATTCCAAGATAGGTAAGGCAAATCAAACTAATCTCATGGCTCTGGCTTGATACAAAATTCCTATCATCCTGAAACATCTTATGAAACTTGAAAAGATACTCATCTTTTTCATCACTTAGATATTTTTCAATCGTAGGAATCAACATGTCAGGAACTCTGATTTCTATATAAGCCTTATCTTCCCTTCTTGTTCTCGTCTTAGCACGCTCATAATGCAAAATCCCATCATAATAGGCAGATTTCTTCATTCTATATAAATCAACACCATTAATACCGGCTAAACAAAGTATCAGCTTGCATATATCCTGAGCCATCTTTCTTGATTTCTGTGTCACATTAACAGCAAAAAACTCCCTGCACTCTTCCATAGTTATCGCTTTCTTCTCAGGAGCATCATGCTTTGGAATCTTCACTTTTGCCCAAGGATTCACCTTTATACGTATAATGTCATTATCATAATCATTATATTTAAGAAGACCAGCCTTAAAGATGGTTTTTATTGTGACAGGATAAGTTTCTTTCACTCGTTTGAATTGAGATAAAGAATCTATCCACGACTGTACAAATGCCGTAGTCATTTGAGAGAACAGAATTTTATGACTCCCTGCAAACTTTTCCAGAGCAACCAAAGATGCTTTATTTAATTCTACAGTTCTTGGCTGATGCGTATTAGAAATCTTATCTATATATTCTCTTGCATAATCAGAAAAGCACAGATCATCATTGGAAGATAGAAGAAGGTCCCTAACCTGTTCTACTGTCAAATTAGCAATATCATATCTATTAAGCATCTCTACCCACTTAGTTATTGTCACCATACAAGAGTTGAGAACAAACGGATCCTTTACGTCACGCTTACCAGGAACCACACCCTTACCGGTCACCATCTTGTCTGTTTTGATGTTGATAATTCTACGTTTATGGGTTAAACGTATATAGACTACATAAAGTCCATCTGAACGTTGATGCTGTACTACTACTTTAAATGTTGCCATACCCCCAAAATTCTATAAACCATTTATAAACATTCACCTCTATTTGGCACGTTAAACACGCCAAATGATGTGTTTTTTATTACAAATAAGCCTCAAATATTTAATATTTTACGCTAACTTTCAATAAATCAAGCCTTTAGCGAAAAGAAGCTAATATTAGCGGTTCACTCATTGCTATTCCCTTTATTTACTATAGTTTCAAAGCATTTCTCTAAACTATTGCCATACCTTACAAGACAATACCAGTACACAACTGGGTAATTGTTGAGTAAATACTATAATTCTTCATTTTACTAATTAACTATATACACCTTATTTATATACATTATATTCTGCCTGGATATGATGAACTGTACCATCCTTATCCTTGCACTTAACATCAATGGTCAGCTCATCTTTCGAAGAACCTTCACCCTTCTTTATATAGAAGTAGCTTCCTTCTAGAATAGAGCTATGATACCATTCATACCAATCTTGCGTACCAGTTTCATTATCTACAAGTACCAGGTTTATTACACAATCATTTTCTTTCTTAGTTAAATCAACCTTTTCGCCATAAGTTTCATTATTTGTACTTATCCGCAAATGAACATCATTTTTTTCATTTCCTGTATCACAAATAAAACCTCCTGGTCCATAGCTTGCAAACCTCGAATAACTATACGGAGCCTCATCATAGCTAAATGTATAATGATAAGAAGGCTCATTTTGCCAGTTCTCAGATGGGAAATAGCTGTTCTCCGGAAGTTCACCACTATACCTTACCTTTAAGGTATGCTCATAACCATTATCTCCTGAATAGACCAAATCAATGGTAAGCTCTATATGATTTCCTTTTCTAGTCAGCTTATAATAGCTTCCAGCCTTAACATTAGAGTCACCTCCCCTCATCCAATACGTTTTTTGTCCGTCTTTGAAATCAATCTGAGACGAATATTTACCTGTAGTCAAATCAACTTTCTCACCATAGATATAGTTCGTACAACTAAAAGAAAGCTGCTTCTGGGGATTCTCAGAATCCTCTAAAGCAAAATCCAAAATAAAGTATTTGTCAGTAACAGGAAATGAAGTATAAGGAGAACCCACCTCAACATAACTCACATTATAGGAAGTTTTATCCCATACCACTGCAGCCGATCCGGATTCTCCATCCAGCGACTCCTTGCTACATGAACTTAAGAAACATAGCACACCAATAAATATGAGTGCTAGAAAATTAATTCTTAATCTTTTCATCTGATTTCAATTTTTTATTTACCACACCAACAACGTAATGTCTTGTCTAAGCTATGGCATAAGCCTCATCTGGTATAGAAGAAAAGGGTATCATAAGCTAAAAAACAAGAACAGGACACCTATTAATGCCAGAATACAATTAGCAAACACTAGGTGAAGCCAATAAGCTACTGTTCGTTTTCCGTCAGTTTCTATATGCTCGCCTACAATGGCACCAATACTTCCTCCTACCATTACGGAGAGAAAACATCCCAAATGCCAAGTTAAGAGAATACCAACTAAATCCTTTGCTGTTACACGAAAAGCCATAAAATAGCAGAAGCATATCTGGACGAGAAATGCTCCTACTATCTGGCTATCCCTTACTACGCCTCTCCATTTGTATGCAGCAACAACTGCATATAAAAAGGATATAAGCAATAGAACTACAAAAGTTTCCATAAATAAATACGCAACAAGTGATATGTACTCTCCTTATAGCATATTATTTTGGCGTAGCCAATTCTTTCCACTAGATGTGGCACAAAAAATCAGAAATGCCACACAAGGGATTCCTACCATAGCTAAAATAATCAATGTTCCCATAATCTTACCTCCTGTTTGTTTTTTGTTTATTATTTCTGTTTATATTATTGTTTCTTTTCTTTTTCTCTTCTTCCTCCTTATCTTTATCGCGAGTCAATATAAGACCGCAAACCAAGAGTAATAGAGCAACACTACCGCTTAATATGTATATTAACCAGCGTTTATCTTCTAAGTCTTTCATTAATGACATTGCAAATATCGCAGTCAAGAAATACTTAGAAACATCTATCATATATTTACCTAACTCTTTATTCCACATGCAAATTTACGACTTTTATTTGTTATTTCAAAAATTTTCTATTACATAGTTATAAGGTCCATAAAAGAGCCTAGCACCATAATGAGAACCTTTTCCCGAAGGAACGAGAACATCTATGAAAAAACCATAATTATCCTTATTTGTTGGATCTTCTCCTCCTTGGTACATTTTGAACCCATTATCCAAGGTTTTTTCATAGAGATTATAATATTTGCCAACGGCACTAGCTATATAATCTCTTCTTTCTTTTGCTTCATTGGCATTATTGCACCATATTACAAATACGCACTTATTGAAATATCCTCTTGAACCCGAATATTGGAAATTGAAATATAAATCATTAAAATATATTCCTCCATATTCCTTGTTCTCAAAATGAATATAGTTTTTATCAGAATCCCACTTCTGCTGTCCATACTTGTTTTCTAAAATATTTTTTGCAGAAGTATAGTCAGAACCGAAAGCTACACCTGCAATAGAAGTTTGGGCTAAAACTACAAAGCTTGAAGCTATCATCAACAACAAACAAATTAACTTTTTCATAATTACTTCATTTTAATTATCCTACATGTACATGATTTCTTGCAGAAAGACCCTGAATTTCCCTCAGCACCTTATTTTCTGCTCTTAGAGCAATCAACTCTTCATACATTGAGTGATCACCCTTAGCTGGAGCCTCAGCTGTTACAGATGCACCATTAATCAATTCAGCAGGCTTTATCCCCAACACATCTGCCATCTTCTCAACAAGTCTCAAAGAAAGATCACCACCATCTATGATTTTGCTGAGTTCATTTCTAGTGATTCCAAGTTTTGCGGCAAACTCATTATTCCCCCATCCTTTCTTATTTATTAAAGACTGCAACTTTTCTGTATTAAACAAAGAAGTTGTTTTAGAAGAAACATTCGCATACAACTCGAAGAAATTAAAATCGAGCGCTTTACTTATTTCCACTAACTTAGCCGTATCTAGCGATTCCTTGCTAAATACTACCTTATTTACATTTTGCTGAGCTACACCTATTCTTCTGGCCAACTCAGACTTTGAAATGCCAAGCTCATTGACTCTTTGTTCAATAGCTAGACCGATATTTACATTAAGCTCGTCCATAAATCCTATTTTATTTACTTTTTGTATTAATAAACATAAAATAGTATTTAACTAACTTAATAATTAAATACAATCGTATGTAGTTACATTCTTTTTTATTACTTTTGCACCGTAAAGTTAATAAATAAATAAATAAACACCAAATAAAATAGGAGAAAAATGATGGAAAATATGAAAATAACTCATGCAGACTGGAAAGCCATAGAAGATAAATATGGCAATCGACCACTCACTAAGGCGGAAGTAAGTGATCTTCTACGCATATCACTGGAAGCTCTTCAACATTTCCTCAGAGATGGTCGTATTCATTATCTCAGTACACCACCCGGAGGATATTTCAGCCTTGAAGAAGTCAAGAGCTTCGCTACAAAAGTTCTCGGCATAAAGGATGGCTCATACATACATGACACAGAGCAGCAGGAAGATGATAAAGAAAAGCTTGCAAAGAGATTTGAGCTGAGAAAGAGACTGTTCAAGGTTATGCACCCTGAGAAAAGCAATTGGCAAACGGTTGGCGAAGATGTCAATTGGTCTAGGTTTGAAAGTTTTTTCGATTGGATCTACGATTCCCCTACGATAGAATGGGAAGGAAAGATCTTCTGCCTGGCTGAAATATATCACTCGGAAAGATCAATAAGATGTGTCATTGGTGATGCAGAGGATCTTTACAACAAGCTCAAATAAATACGTATCACCCATTACAAAACAATGAATATGGAAACAAAGAAAGATTCACTATCAAGAAAGGAGGCAAATAATGTATATAAGTAAGACTGTTACGACTGATGTTGATGTAAGTATAGAAGTTGATCCTGAAGATGTTTTAGACGAAATGTCAATGGAGGAGATACAAAGCTATTATACGAAAAGATTCAAGCAGAGCATATTTACGGATCTGACGGATGAAGAAATCAAGGGAGTACTCATCGACCTCATCATCGGAAGATGCGCCAGGAATATGGAAAGTGACAATCAGACCATCAAGGAGTCCATCAACTCCCTTATGGAACAGGTATTAATATAAATAAGGTATAGATATGGCAAAAGAAAGAAACAAGACTCCACTCAGATCGGTTATCAGAGATCTGTCCGAAGGAGAATCCATAGATTTTCCCATCGACAGACTGCAATCGGTCAAAACCACCTGCACAGATCTCGGACTCATCTATGAACGCAAGTTCAAGACCAAGACCAACAGAGTGAAGAAAACAATAAGTGTAACACGAATCAAATAACAAAAGATATGAACCAGGTAGTACAAATTCAGTTCGAGGATAAGATGATGTCCTTCGACACCTTCCTGTCTGCCATCCGTAACGTGGTGCAGGAGGAACTGGGAAAGGCTGTAGGAAAGCGGCCTTTCGTGAGCCAGGCCAAGGCGTTCAACACCTACGGCAGGCGAAACGTAGAACGATGGGTAAAAATGGGATATGTCAAGGAACACTGGAAATACAACGAGGAAGGCAAGCCCACCAGATGCCACCTCCGTATCTCAGAGCTGGATGCTTGTGCCAACAAGGTTCAGGACTTCGTGAAACATCCTTCCGGACACATTAATTGATATATATAACGTATTTTTGTTGAAAAATATGCTGTCGGTTGCGTGAGTAAGTGACAAGCTGATTCTATTTAGTTTTTCAAGGTTCAAAAGGGTGCCTGGATATACCAGATAATATGCGAAGACTGGCGATCTCTTTATGATTCTTGCAATTTATCTGCATCCAGGCATCCTTTACCCTACAACACGGACGGTAGTGTCTTTGCCCATTGGGGGCGATGTCCATTATTAAAAATCCAATTGATATTCTTGATTACTATTTGTCTTTAGATATCTGCGAAAAAGGACTAAGCAGAGAAGACGATGGGTTCGAATCCCTGACCGTCCACTAATTTTAAAAATTGATTGATTATGAAGAAATTGAAAATGATTCTATGCATCAGTCTGTGGAGCTGCATCATCTTCACCGGCATCAAGATGCTATCCCAGGGCATACACGATGAAAACGTGGTAGCCCAAATGTCTCAGAGTACATACGATGAGATTGTAGATACGCTCACCCTGCGCAACAATGGCTCCAAGCCAAACGAGCACCAGATAGTAATCTACTATTATGAGCGAATCACCAAATAATAACCACGCACTCCGGAAATGCCTTCTCTGCAAGGATGGTCGCAACTGCATCAACGGCAAGTACTGCCTTAAGCATAAGTGCTACGTCCACCACAGAAAGCATCTTCCATGCGAATAGATTGAGTTTATAATGAATCACGCTAGTTTATTCAGCGGAATCGGTGGGGCTGAGGTTGCAGCATCCAAGATGGGATGGCAGAATCTATTCCATTGCGAGATACAGGAGTTCCCACGAAAAGTATTAGACTACTGGTTCCCAAATTCTGAAAGTTATGAAGATATTACCAAAACAGACTTCCGAAAGTGGAAAGGAAAGATCGATGTTCTCACCGGAGGATTCCCATGCCAGCCTTTTAGCGTTGCCGGCAGAAGAAAGGGAGAAGAAGATAACCGCTATCTCTGGCCACAGATGCTACGAGCGATTCGGGAAATTAAGCCCACTTGGATCGTTTGTGAAAACGTTATTGGAATCCGAACTATGGTGGAGCCCGGCAAAGAGACTAAAGTGGGACGCACAGACAATCTCTTCGAAGAGAATTACATATACAGAGAGGAAAGCAGGTTCACACTCGAAAAAATCTGCCAGGATCTTGAAGCAGCAGGATATTCCGGCTTGCAGTGTCGGAGCACCACACAGAAGAGAACGCATCTGGATTGTTGCCCACCGTGCAGATGCAGGATATCAAACGATGCAACCCAAAAGGCAAGACAGAGTTCCTACCCCTGGATCTCCTTCCCACGCCCACCGCACTCGACAAGGCAGGAGGCCGCATAAACCGCAGCCCATCGCCAGGAGCCGCCCAACGTCCAACCTTGGCATTAGCCGCAAGAAAAGGGCTCTTGCCAACACCTTGCGCCAAAGAAGCCACAAAGTACACAAAGACCTTCAACCCAAATTCTCAGATGGGAAAAAGTCTTACGGCATTGGCAATCAGTGGAATGATACCTTCTCCATCTTCCAAAAAGAAGACTTCTGGAAAGACTTCCCAACTCAATCCCCTGTATGTAGAGGAAATGATGGGATTCCCTTTGATGTGGACCACCTTACCATTTCTTTCCCCAGATGGAGACAAGAAAGCATAAAGGCATACGGCAATGCATGGGTTCCGCAGGTGGCATACGAAATATTTAGAGCTATAGAGGCAGAAACTACATAGAATAGATCAAGGTAAAGTTATATATTCCAAATAAAATAACATAAATGAAATCAGATGGCTACATATTGACTCCCGAACTGCTGCAATGGAGATACTTCCATCGCCCGGTTGTCGTGCAGGTGCTTATCCACCTGCTCCTCTCCTCGGTCCACAACGAGGCAGGTGCTGTAACCCTCTCCTATCGCGATCTTGCCCTGCAGCTACGCACCACGGTAAAGACCATCAGAGTAGCCATAGATACGCTGGTTGCCGACAAGATCATCACAAAATGTTCTTCGCCCAGAGCCTCAACCATAGTGTACATTAACAGTTCACATCCCCTCTCCCACTGCATCATACCATGGCGAAATGACGTAAGGGCACAGGATAGGGCACAGATAGGGGCACACTCTAGGGCACAGAGAAGAAAGCCACAAACATCTGCTAGCCAAATAGTTTTGGTGGGTCAGCCACCCGACAAGGGCACAGATGGGGCACAACAAAGGGCACAAGCTACGGCACAGCAGAAAACTGAGGCACAGCAAAGGGCACAAGCTACGGCACAGATAGGGGCACAGATTAACACTCCCGAAACCCCTTTAAATAAAGGAGATTCAGAAGATTCCGCAGCAATTAGGGGCACAGATGAGGGCACAAGTAAGGGCACAGACAAGGGCACACTTGCGAGAAAAGGGAAGAAAGAAACGAAAGAAACAAAAGAAAGCCTTTCCCCCGAACCCCCTAACAAAGAAAAGAAAGAAAGAAAAGAAAGAAGGCAAAAGAGAGCACCCACCCCCACACAAAAAAAAGAAAAAGAAAAAAAGTTGCACGATGCGGATGCTCAATTCTCAGAAGTCCTTCGACTTTTTAACCGTCTCTTTCTTGGTACCGGGGTTAAGCCTATATCCAAGATGACGCCCGACCGCAAGAAGATGGTAGCCAAGTTTATCTCAGACTACTCCTTCGAAGACATCGAGCCGATGCTACGCAAGGCGTTAGACTCAGATCTGCTATCAGGGCGCAAGGATGGAGGATGCTATATCTCCTTCAATTGGATTTTCGACCCCGAGAACTACGAGCAGCTGATGGAAGGTACCTTCGATAACCCTACCATCCAAGCCTCAGCCTCCAAGAAGTCCACTTCAAAGCAGCCTAGCCCTCCTGCTCCATCCCCTCCTCAGCCTCAGCATGAGGAAACCAGCGAGGAGATAGAAGCACGCCTGCAGAAGAAGGAAGAGGCAAAGCAAGCCAAGGAGAAGGCTGAAACCGAAGCCCTCAGGCAAAAGTACCTCAGCTACATAGAATACGCTGCAAAGGATCCAAACGGCTCCATGGCAAGAATGCTAAAGCAAGCCTACGAAAATGGCACGCTCGCCCAGCTAGGCATCGTCTGGAACCCATCAGTAGCAGAAGAAGAACAGTCGCTAGCCGACTTGGATGATCAGACACAAGATTATCTCAAAAGTATCCTCGGCGATTAAGTAAACAGAACTATTAAAATTCATACGATTATGAAGAAAGAAGATTTAGAAGCCATTCTTAATGGCAGTAAACAAAGTGAGAAGAATCCTCCTACACGCAAGAAACAGCGTGAGGGCGCATTGCAGATAGCATGTGTAAAATGGTTCCGTCTGCAGTACCCAGCCTTCTGGCATCTGTTTTTCCATCCCAAGAACGAGGCAGAATCCTCCGGCAAGAAGATAGCCATCAATGCTGCTGCAGGAGTAGTTGCGGGCGTTCCCGACCTCATCCTTGCTCTCCCATCTTTCCGAGAAGAGAACATCGGAGATCTCAGCCCCCACAAGGTCTTCTACCACGCACTGGGCATAGAATTGAAGTACGGCCACACCAACCAGCAGTCAGCCCATCAGAAGGAGTTCCAGGCATACTGGGATGCAGCCGGCTACAAATACGTTCTCTGCCGCTCCCTGGAGGAAGTGATGCAGCAGGTCAACGACTACATGCAGCACGTCCCCCTGTCAGCCAAGCAGTCCGTCAGCATGGTCTATCACGCAGATCCAGACACAGAGGCTAACAAGAAGCTATTAAGTAAAATCACCCAAAAGAAAAAGTAACAATGAAATCAGAACTCACATTCATCATCTTTATGATGCTCCTCATCGCCACAGCAGTCATCTTCCTGTGGCTGATGACAAGAAACAAGAAGAAACAGTGCAAGAACTGCCGTTTCTTCACCCTCAGAAAAGAGTCCAAGCGCCTGGGCACCTGCTCTCGCTTCTTCGACCACCATTTCTTCTGGGAGCCAGCCTGCCAAGGCTGGAAGCAGAAACAAGATAATCAGGAGGAGGAACCATAACATCTATGAGTAGTAGCGTATGGAAAGATTAACTAAGGCCATGGATAAGTATCTGTCCGAAGCCAAGAAGAACGTTCTGAATCTCGTTGTCTCCAAGCAATGGTTCGATATGATCGTTTCCGGTGAAAAGACAGAAGAATATCGGACGATTAAGGATTACTGGACAGTTCGACTTTATGATGTTTTTGCAAAAAATCCTACGAAGTATTTGATGGATAAAAAGATAAGCGGAGATATTGATTATCTAAAACTGATGATACGTTGTAACCATTTTATCGCAAAACAATATACCCACGTCCTCTTCATCAACGGCTACCGCAAGGATAGCCCACGAATTGAGAAGAAGATCGAGAACATCACCATCGGCAAGCCCCAGCCCGGCTTATGCCCTAAGGAGTTCGAAAACAAAGAGTTTTTCATCATAAAATTCAAGTAGCGTATGAATGTTAGCATAACAAAAGAAGAGTTCGATGCAATTATTTTTTGCAAAGAACAGGTTGTTTCACAAGTAGAAGGAGCCTCTGATAGCAATTTTGTTAATGAAGTAAATAAGGCTGTTGAAAACTTAGACTCCTTTATGAATAAATATTATAAGGCTGTTAAGAAACATAATAATCTGCTGGATGCCAAAGCTGCTGTAAAGGTAATGCATCCTGAACTTCATGGAAAAATGAAGGATAGATTAGTAAAGTTAGTGGCCAAACAGTTAAATGTGAAACAATGAGAAATTTAGTAATTAATTGCAACGTATCGGTTAAAGATAGCTTTGATGAGGAAAAAGTCAAAGAGGCTTTTATGAGTCTGTTCATAGTTACGGTTAATTCAGATGTAAAAATCAATGGCTTTCGTATCAACGAAATAGATGATTCTGTTTTAGAGCAGATTCCACCGTTGCCTAAAGAGCATATTGGCTGGGAAGCACCTGATAGAAGCGAGATTCTTGCAATAGATAAAGATTATGTCTTAATGAGGCAAGATACACTTGATAGACTTCTGGATTACACCCACTCACAACCTACTAGTTTATACAGTGGTAAGATGTGGAAAGCAAAATCACAAGAAGACAAGTGGATGCTGTGTTGGTGCAATCATTCTGTTGGAGGATATATAGATATTAATTATCGAGAAGTTTTAATATTCAAGTAATTATGAAGGAAGCAATCGAAGAAAAGTTAAATCAAGAAGCAGTTGCACCCTCTCTCCACCGTTCCCAGCGATTCTATCGCTGGTCCCAAAATGTAGCGTATGAAAAAAACAATAATGAATGTGGATAAGTATCTATCCGAAATTAAGAAATTACAAGATGCAGTTAAGCGCCATAAAAAATTGGTGATACTGAAAACAAGAAGATGGTAAAAAACAATATGACCCTGGAAGAAAGAACAGAAAAGATCCGTGCCACTCGACACGCCTATTATCTCAAACATAAAGAGAAGATGAAAGCGTATAGCAAGGAGTGGTATTCCAAGCACCCCGAAAAGTGGAGGGAGTACCAGAAACGGTATCCGGAGAAAAGACGGCAGTATCAGAACACCTATTACCAGAAGAATAAGGAAAAGATACTTGCCTACCAAAAGGAATGGAGAAAAGCCCATCCAGAAAAGTTTAAGGCATACCGGGAAAAGAGCCTGCAGAACCAGCTACTTGGCATAGCAGCCAAGCGTCCCAAAAGACAGAAGCCAGCCAAAAACTTCGACACCGAGAAGCTGGCCCACATCTTCAAGGATCCTGCTACTGCAGCACATTACAAGAAAGTAATACAGCTCAATGAGCAAGCCCAGAAATGCGCCCTCTAGAGCAAGTGTATAATCAGCGAATGAATGACCGCAAACGGCAAACAACATCAAGTTCAACACATTTGAGACTGTATCTTTGCGCTCAATGTTTTCACTTAATAATTTTTAATCTGACGCTCGGAAAGACGAGAGTCGTCCGGCATTCATTCCTCTAACAAAGAAAGCGAGGTGGTACATGAAACAGTAGCATTTCAAAGAGATTAGTATGAACATATAATAACATCATAAAATATAAAAATTATGGAAGAAACAACTTTAAAGCAGTACAAAGGTACCAAAACGGTAAAGGCAGAACCGATGAATGAATTTGACGCAGTAGAGAAAGGTTTTGCAAGAGCCAATAATGTCGGCGACACATGGAGAGAAGGCTATCACGTCCAGTACACCAACCCGGATGGCAGCACATACGATTCCTGGTCCCCTAAGGATGTGTTCGAGAAGTCATACCAGATTGCCGAAGACTTCAAGGACCGCCTGGAAATCGAGTTCAAGGAGTTGAGAATACGCTTACTGAAGCTCCATAAGTTTATCCAGGATAATGGCTTTGCAAATATTGCCAAGAAAATCGGACCAGAACAGGGTGCATTACTGCTGTCCCAATATCACGGCATGAGCCTCTACTTCGATGCCCTGAAAGCTCGCCTTGAGATATTGAACTCTGAATCAGAAGACAAGTAGCATTATGAACAGAGTACAAAATGAAGTCTCCAAGGTCTCCCACGAAGAGCACCAGCAGCGCCTCCTCCGTGAGGCACAGAAGCGCAACCGTCTGCTAGAGCAGGATGGCCGCCACAAATGGGTACGTTTGTACAAAGGAAGCAACAATCGCAAACAGCTATGTCAGGTGGATGAGAATGGCAATCTTCTCCCTCAGGAGGAAGAACGTATCAGAAAAATCAAGCAAACATTAGGTATCAAGTAATATGAGCGAAGAAAAAGCAATAGCATTCCACAAACTTGTAGCAGAAATGCGAACCAACCAGCGAGAGTTTTGGAAAACTCGCGATAAAGACCTGCTCAAAAAATCCATCGAACTGGAGAAGAGAGTAGATGAAATCATTCTCCATGCTGACGGAAATGATGTGCCGGAGGATGACAATGGCAGCTTCTTCCTGGAGGTAGCCCAACTTCGCACCAGCTCCCGGCAGTACTTCCAGCTTAAGAAAATACCGGGGGCTGATCAACAGAAGATCTATGACCTCTACAATGCCATCAAGAAGTCAGAGAGAAAGATTGATTCCCTTCTCACCAAATGGCAGGATGCTCAGTACATCAAGCAGGGCTACATCATCGAGTACCACGTGATGGAGAGATACCCACGTGCAAAGGCTCGTTCCGTTTTCTCCTCCCAAGATGAGAATCTGGCAAAGATAGAATATAACGACTATCTACGCAGATGCCAGGGCGGTGTGATGTATTATCAGGCTAAGAAATACCTGCCACCCAAGGGAATGCCGCCCATAGAAGACAAGCAATAGCCTCAGCGCTATCTATTAAATAATGTATAACAAATTAAAGATTTAAGATTATGACAGACAAGAAAAAGACAAACTCACTCCGTTCTCGCACCTCTACATGGTTCGAGTGCAAGGTACGCTACATGAAGACCATGGAAGATGGCTCCGAGAAGACCGTCACCGAACTCTATACCGTAGATGCTCTTTCCTTCACAGAGGCAGAGGCAAGCATCATCGATGAGATGGAGCCTTATGTTTCAGGAGAACTGAAAGTTGCCAACATCAACCGGGCAAATTATGGAGAGATCTTCTTCTCAGACGTTGATGAAGATGATCTCTGGTTCAAGGCTCGCCTCGCCTTCATCACCATTGATGAAAAGACCCAAAAGGAGAAGCGTTCCTACTATAACTACCTCGTTCAGGCTAAATCCCTTGATCGTGCCAAGCGCTATGTAGGTGAGGTGATGGGCAAAACCATGATCGATTATGAGGTGAAGAGCCTCAGCGAGACAAAAATCATGGATGTCTTCGAGCATAAGGTTCCTTTAAAGAAGGAGGAACCTGACGAGGATTCTGACCAGGAACCTGACGAGGAATCAGAAAAGTAAACAGCTATCTTGCGCAATTTGGTCGTTACAGAACCAAGTTGCGCAACTTATCACTCCTGTTACATCTAAAAAGCATAATTTCGCAACATCAATTTAGAAGTAAATATTTAGCAGTATGAAAAAGTTTTTTAAGCAAATCCTCTTATGCCTTCGCCTCTGGCTTATCAAGCGCATGGGCTACAAGCTTCCATCGCTCCGAGAAGTCACACCGGTTATGCCTGGTCAGTTATACGACCACTTCGGCTACGTAGTACAGTTCACATGTCGCAAGAAGAAAAGCGATGAAACCCACGTCACCGAGTTGGGCGAAATCCCTGAGCACTGCTTCCAGTGCCCTCTCTACAAGAAGGGAATCCCTTGCACCTTCAATCACCGTATGGCTAACGGCAAGGATATTTGTGATGATTACAACCTGGAAATCATCGTTAAGAATACAGGTAATATCTAAACTATATCAGTATGAAAAAGAAGTCAAACCTCAAACTCGACAAGAAGACCGGTCACGTTCTCGAAGTGCCGACTACCAAGCAGGTACGCGAAAAGGTCAAGGAGATCCGTGAACAGAAGGCCGTTACCATCAAGCAGACGGAAGCCGAGAAGAACTTTGATAAGGTCCAGAAGGTCATCGACCGCATGCACGCCAAGGCCAATCTCCCCAAGATCCTTACCATGATCCGCAGAAAGTATCTCTCTACCGTATGCGTCATCAATAGACCCGGAAAGAAGCGTGACCTTCTCAGAGACCGGAAAGGCAGATACGTCATGCTCTGCCACCGCAAGATGGCAAAGGTATTTGTCAATGATGTATGCCTCATCGTCAAGATCCAGCAGTCATACAGTACCGAAGAAGTAAAAGACGAGAAGGGAGAAACCATAGAGACCCGGGAGACTTGGCAGGATGGCTCCTGGAGCATCGTTCCATGCCGGGTGGATAAGAGCAACTACACCACCATTCAGGAAGTCCGTAGGCGCAAATGGTTCTTTCTCCATCGCTACTGGTATGAGATCACCTTCGATGGCCGCATAGAGCCAGCTGCGATGCTCTACGACTACCAGCTGAACCCTACCGTACAGAAGCAGCACTTCTATGTCACGCGCGAATATGTTAAGGTACGCAATCAGGATGCCGAAAACGATTACTTCCGTTTCTGGCTCCATAAACCAAAAGACTATGCAGACAGAACATGAACTCATCATCCTCAACCGTCCACGCTGTAAGAAGCGTGGACTCACCATCAACCGTAATGGCCGCATCACCCTCCGCACGCAACCATGCAAGCTTCTGGGGCTATCCCGGGGCGATAAAATCAGCTTCGGTTTCATGGATGGCCAGATGTACATCATCAAGACAGATTCCTTCCCCGACTCCATCCTGCTCTCCGGCAGAAAAGGCCAGCTACATGGATGCAGCGTCAATACGGTCAGACACATGCTTGTCTTCATCAGCGGCATTCCCACCAATGCCACAGAGATAGACCTTATCGTGTCTGATCAGTGCAAGAGCATCAGGATTGATGATGTAGATTATCAGGCTTTAATAGTCATCAACAGGGCTGATTTCGCCCATTGCAGATAAATAATTCAATGTAAAATAATAAATTCTAAGTTTATGCAACAATCAATTCGTTACAAAGGCCTCAGCCTTACACCAGACGAAATGGCTGTAGAAAACGGTGCGCTATCACTTTGCGGCAATCTAGAGCTGCACGATGGCGCACTGCGCCCTGCCATCATCGCTGGCACACCGCTCCCGAACAAGATTAACACATTTGATGAAGGAGATACCAAACTGCTCTACATACACGAGAGTGGCAGCTACAAGCATTTCATAGGAATGTACCTTTCCGGTAACAGTCCTGATATTCGTTGGTACAATTCTGATGGAGAATTGAAGAAGAGCATAGTAGTCTTCGATGCAGGCGTTACTATCCGCTCCATCACCTCTGTCGGCAATACCCTCATCATCATCACTTCTGCCGGCACATACTATGCCCTTTTCCAGAAAGATAATGATACGGAAGGTGATTACGAGTTCCTTGGTGAGAAACCGCCTTTCCTGGAACTCAGCTTCACCCTCGGATGGGAAGAAAAGCTGGACTATGGATTAGGAGGCATAGAGATTGAAAATAACGAAACCAGCAAAAAGGGATTTTATGAAGCATTCCAACAGACTAATCTTACTTGCGATGAAACATTCATCAAAGTTAGTGGTTCAACCTTTAAGGGTGGTGACAAATGTATAGAGATCAAGGCTGCTAAGCAATCGGAAGTTACAGAAAGTATCTATGCCCTCATCAATCGCACAAACAATATCATCGCGCGCAATGGTCTGTTCTACGCCAATTTCATGATTCGTTACTGCTATCGTATGTTCGATGGTAGCATGATTATGCATTCTGCTCCTCTGTTTATGCCTACTCAGGTGCCGAATAGCTATCTGGTATATTGCCATAACGTATATTTCAATGGGAGTACTATCACTTATGGTGAAGTGTCAGGAGGTCGCCATCATATCATAGAAAAGGTAGAAGACTCTGTTAAATACACAGATGTTATTAAAGGTGTAACAATTGATCCAAACAAATGGATGCTAGAACATCCGGATGAAGTAGAGAAGAAATACAAGTTTAATATCAGTAAGATTACATTTATGTATTATCCACGTGCATTACGCCTTAAATATAGCCTCTCCGGTAATATAGAATTATTGAAGAAGTGGAATGATGTAATCAAGTCCGTAGATGTATTCATCACGCCACCTATCACTAACGTTGACACAAATGAAAAGATCAACTCCTTGGAGATATACCCAGCTTCCTATTATCAGATAGACAGAGGGGCTGTTGTCGAAGAATGGAGTAACACAGATGGCAGTATAACATGTATCACCACTGTCAGATTCCCTACTATCTCGCAGGATGCCTACAACAACAAGTTGCGCAATACATCTACCTTTTATAAGGTGGCTTCGCTACCAGTTTCAGAGTTAAAGGAAAGAACCACTAGTGAACTGCCAATAGATAAAACGGCAGTATATAACATCTCGCTGCAGGAACAAATGAAAGACGATTACAAGACCCACAATCTGCTCACTGCAAAAGGTGGCTATGTCTATAATCACCGCTTGAACCTCTTCGGAATCACTGAAAAGCTATTTTCAGGCTTCACTCGTGATACGATGTTCCCTTCTGCCACTACTCTGTACGACAAGGATAATAGCACCAGAATCATCACCAAAATAGTTACAGTACTCAACACTACATCCGGCAAAAAGTATGTAGAGAAGAATATAAACACCGCAAATTCATACCTCCTTCAAGATTATATGATCATTAATTTGCCTAAATTCTATCCGGATTCTAGGGCAGAAAAGATGGTGATATTCACTACGGATAAAAAAAAGATAGAGTATATCTACTCCTTCACCTTAAAGGAGTGTGAGGAGCTGAACGGAGCCATGCACATGGGCGATTTCCAAGACAACCCTAACGATTATATCATTTCATCCTTCACATATATGGTAGATGATACGGTAGAGCTTCCCAACAAGATCTACACCTCCGAGGCTGATAACGCCTTCTATTTCCCGGTCAATGCCATCAATACGGTAGGTATCGGAACCATCCAGGGCATAGCCGCCACCACTCGCGCCCTCTCGCAGGGTCAGTTCGGCCAATACCCTCTCATGGCGTTCTCTACCGATGGTATCTGGGCGATGGACGTATCAGCACAGGGCACATACAGCAGCATCCATCCTATCAGCCGTGATGTCTGCTCCAATCCGCTATCTATCACACAGCTCGATCAGTCCGTCTTCTTCGTCACAAATCGTTCTGCCAACAGGGTAGCCGAGTCGCAGATAGCTTCCATGTCCGATGTGCTCGATGGTCCCTTCTTCAATATCGTCAGTCACATGGGCAAGTTCTTCAACTACTTCCTGGATGCTAGCAGTGATTCCGAAGAAACAAAGCTCATCAAATCCCAGATGCGACAGCTCATCGACTTCTCTGAGTCACCTATCGACTTCTTCCAGCGTTGTCAGGTCATCTACGACTACAAGAACTCACGCATCTTCTGCCTCGATGTCAGCAACAATACCAAGTCTGCCTCAGCAGATACCGTAGCCCTCTGCTATTCCATCCGTGATCAGGCATGGAGTACCATGCTCATCAAGAACGTGCTCACAGCCCTCAATTCCTACCCTCACCCCTACATCCAGTTCCGTGATGGTACTGTCATCTGCCTCGATAAGGGCTATGATTACAGCGATGATACCCAGTACCACGGCATCATCGTCACTCGCACCTTGAAGTTCGATGAAGATGGAGTCCCCGACAGCATTACCGGCTATCTCCACTCCCTCACCACCGATTCCGTTCCAATTATGTGGCTCTACGGCAGCCACGACAATCAGAATTGGCATTATCTAGGTCGTTGTGGAGATATGAAGTCCAGCTACATGGTCAGCAAGAGCTACCGCTATTTCCGCATAGCCCTCTACCTGAAAATGAAGACCATGTCCCAGTACTTCGCCACTCGCCTGGAGGTCATCCGTCGCTTCGGCAAGTTCTAGCTATCCCCTCATAAGAATAGAGCCTTCGCCTCCAGGGTCCACCCCTGTCCAGCGAAGGCTCTTCCATAAACACCTAAAAGAAAAAGAATCCCAAAAGAGAAGAGAAAAACGAGAATCCCCTTCTTAAGTAAAGCTAGGTCTTCTCATTGTATAGTTATCCCTGCTCAGCAGGTCACTCTGCACATTCTTGTAGTCAGCCTGTACGCTAGTCGCATACAGCTGCGCCTTCTCCGCATACTGATCCATCAGGAACTGGCTCATCACATAGTCCACGATATACCGGTGCATGTGGCTCTTCAGCGGATCCGTCATAGCAATATTCCAGTTCGGAATCTCCAGGTTCAGCGTCACGGTCTCATAAACATTCTCCTCGCGATCCTGCCCCTTTTTGTTCACGGTGCTGGTAGCCTCAGTCTCCACGCCATCCTTGATGGTAGTCACCACCTCCGTCCACGTACCATTGTGGTTATCCGTGTAACTGTACTTCTTCACGCATTCCACCAGTCGCTCCAGGTTGTTGTTGTCCTCAGTTCTACCGGTAGTCAGGTATCTCTGTGCAGCCACCTTCAAGTTACCGATAGCCTCCGTTACGGCACGGTTAATAATACTGCGAGTCTCATCAGAATCAGGACTTTCAATGTTCGCACGAATATCCTGCTGTGCATCATCCACCAGTCCCTGGCTCACTGCGAAGCATCTGGCAAGTACATCATTACAAACCTGCTCCATGCTAAACTTCAAAGTAATCTCTTTTCTATTCATAATTGCAATTATTAATTAGTAAAACATTATCTCAATTCATAGGGAGGTCTTCCACCACTCCAGTCCACATAGTCATGATGGAAATGCTGCGTAGCAGAGTCCTCATGCCGCCCAGAAGCCCTAACACCACCTCCGGCATCCTTCTCTACCCGGTCATCATTTCGAGCCTCAGCAGCCAAAGTATTCCCAGCCTTAGCCTCAGCATCAGAAGAACGATCACCTACAGAAGCACCATTCTCAACCTTAGCCTCAGCATCAGAAGAACGCTCCCCTGCAGAAGCGCCATTCCCCTGTTTATGAGTATCATCCTTTCCCCTTGCTAACGCAATCCTTTCAGCACCATTCTTCTCTTCCCCATCCTGGTGCCTAGCCTCCTCAGCAAAGCGGAAGTCCTTCTTAAGCAACAACTCCTTGATATCATCAAGATCTTTGACTCCCATACCGGCAAAGTCAGCAGTCTTAATATCATTGAAATCACTCAACCATCCAGCCATGACGGCATGCACCAGATAGTTCTGAATCTGATTGCTCAGCACACCGCTCAATCTCGGTGGCCAGTTACTATGCGTCCTGATGGTGATAACGTAGTCATCGGCAAGAGCCTGCAGATCAAACAACCCACTTGTAGCACTCGTAAACCTAGACAGAAAACTCTCCAGATCAGTTATAGCCTCCCTGTAGTGAATATCCAGCTTACCCTCCTCGCTATCGCTAGCCCAGATTGTCTGAAAATCCACTTCCGGGTTATGCTGCGCGATGGTAGCAGTAAGACCTTCCACCACTCCCATCACGCTTTTCTTGATGATGTTAATTATAATTGTTTTCATTCGCAAATTTCTTTCTGTGCCATAGCCATACGGCCAAGCCTATGATTACTAATATCAGAGCAATGATAGCACCCATGGCAAATTTACCAAGAGTGATATACCTTTGCTCATTCTTCGTCAGCTCCCTGCTCAGAACCTGTATAGAGTCCTGCTTCAACCGGATAAGCGAATCCTTCTGCAGGATAAGAGATTGCTGCCTATCCACCATTTTATTCACCACATAGAGCGAATCCTGCAGCCTAGTCACCTCCTTCGATTCCTTGTTGGAAATCACCTCATGCCAACTCTCCGTCTTGATAGGCTTCCCTGTAGCATCCACCATGGTCGAAGTACTGTCCTTGGTATGTGTTGTTTCCCTAAAGGAACTTTCCTTCTCCTGTGTCCTTACCTTCGCCATCTGCTCAAAGGCAGCCACAAACCGCTCCTGCCAAGTCAGATCCAATCCCTTGCTCACGCTGGTGTCCGTAATATAATGGTCCTGCGTCACGGTCTTCGTCCTGCAGCTCGCCAGAAACAGCGTCAGGAAGAACGCCATCCATACAAACAGATACAATATCCAATGTCTTGTTTTCATACGCCATTCTGTTTTATAAGGCCTTCATAGCCCTGGCAAGATACATCTTTCTGCTCGCCAGCCCATTCGTGCCTCCGTTAATCTTTTTAGTAATACTCACCACCTTATCCGCATCAGCCAGCTCATTCAGCCCATGCGTCTCCCAGAACCACATCGTCACATCCACGCAAAGCTCCGGCTCCTCCAGCAGTTCCGGCTGCTCCAATACCGGCTGCATACTGTAAGACTGAAACTTCGAGTAATTGCTTCGCCCGGTCAGCTGGATGAATCCCCTGCCTTTATACTTGGCACCATCGCCCTTATGCGTATTACCCAGCATCTTGCCCAGCTCACCCTTCTCATACTTCAAGAAATAAGAGTCCTTCCCAAGCTCATGGGTATAGATCAGTTCACCACTCTCATGCGCAATCTGGGCTAGAAAGTGTGCCCATCTCAACTTCGTATCAATGTGATACTTCTCAGCCAGCTCGTTGAAGTAAGGCAGATACTTATCCACCCTCTTTCTGGCATTCGGCATGATTTTCAGAATCTGCTCCTTAGTTATTTGCTCCATTTTCATCATTCTGTTTATTTTTATATTCCTGATAACTCTTGAAATATGGCAAGTCCTCGATAAACTTGGCCGATAGGATGTAATACAGGAAATCCACCAGTTTATACCAGGTCGTTCCCTTCTTCAAGATGCTCCTCCAGTTCTTCAAGATATTCGTCCCGAAGAAATAGGTAGTAGCCCAACAGACATATTGCACCGCACTAATAGATTTGTGCTCACAGTGCAGCCACCGCCCCAGAACAAAGATACTCACCACGATCACGAAAAAGATAGCCGCCATAACAAAGCACATACCAGCCTTCTTCCAGTCCCATTTCTCACCATTAAACCTGGCCGCCACCAGTCCGAACAGAAAGTTCAACCCCAGCAGAAGCAACATGGCATAGATAAAATCCATAATCGGGCTGAGCATAGCAAGCACCGCCCCCACTGCCATCACAACATAACCTCTAATATCATTCATATTTCATTCGTTTAGCGCCCCACAACATTATGAAGACACTGCAAATTTAACCCATCCTCCCCAAACCATATTGATAAATAGCGGAATCTGAACGAAAAAAGAGAATACAAGCCCCATATTTAGCCTGCATTCTCTTCTTCTGATAGTTTTCTTTTATATATCTTAGGTATTATGGAATTTCCCACAAAGTTTAGTGATTGAAGTACCCCCAGGCTTTACACTTGCCATAAGGGTTATCATCATCCCTCAGCCAGTTCACGGCAAGATCCACCATCCGGTCCATCATCTGCTCCTCGCTGTCCTCCGGAAACCATTTCTTGAGAAGATTATAGTTGTCCGAGTAGATCATGTTCAGCACCACGGCAAAATCCCATTGGTTATATGGTCGAATCTCGTCCTTCACCGTCTCATAGATCTCCTGAGTCTTAGCTGCGGTATAGTAAGGAGCACGATGCTCTACATCATTGTGGTCCTCAAACACCATCTTTCTGATCTGAGCCTCAGCAAAGAAGTCGTTGAAATGGCCGTTACCCACTACCCCATAAATCTCCTTATACAGTTTCAGGAGATCATCCTCCTCTGCGTGCATCGCCACAAACTTGCCGATAATCTTGGTTACCTGTACCATCTGTTCCGGTGTGGCATCACTCTGATATTTTGTGATAAGTTCTACTAGGTTCATATCATTCTTGTTTTTGTGATTTAACGAATTTGAAAATCTCATCCAGCTTGTTTTCCATCTTGTCGAGTCGCTGGTTAGTTCTCTGCTGGTCACGAAACGAAGTGTCCAGTTCTGAGAGAAGATGATCACAGTCCTTTACGGTCTGCTCGAAATCCGGCATCTTATTGATGATGTCGTTGGCTTGGTTCTTCAATGCGTTCACCTCGTTGATGATACTCTCCTTGCTACAGGATATTATAAGGGTGTCGCTGTATGCTGTTTGCTCAGTATCAACTACCGAATAGGTTGACTGCTTTCCGTCTTCCGTCTGAATATTCACCTTCACGTTCATGGCGCCAAAGTTTGGCATACCAGGCATCTGTGGCATCATGTTGGGCTTGCTACCACTAATATCAGGGCTTGGAGCATTCATCACTTTACCCTGCTTGAATTTTCTTGTTGCCCGGTCAAACAAAAAAACCGGGAAACCTGCCTTTAAATCTTTAAATATCATAATCGTATCGTTTTAAATGGATAATGCGAGGGAAACGATGGCTTACACACCATCCACCATTTCCCTCTATAATGATACTAAGCTGTAGTCAATGCTACGGTCAGACTGTCAAATATGCTCAGGCCTCTA